ATACTTTTTTTTGTATTAATGCCCCTGACTTCATTTTCTAAAAGTATTCGTGATAAAGCACAAGTCATTAACTTCATCTCATAGTAAGACATACTACAAATTACTCCTATTTCTTTTTTTTGCATTTTATTAAGTTTCCAAAGCAATCCCAAGTTCTGTGATATGCTTTTAAAAGTTTTTTTAATTGTTTATTCATATACCTCTTTGTCCAGCTTTGTTTAAACCACCTTCAACTTCTTCATAGTTTACACTACGAGTTCTCCAACCAAATGGAATCACATAATTTTCTGGGAACACAAACAAATGATATTGATTTGCTGTGTCCATTAATCTTGATTCGCTTGGATAGATTTCAATGGCTTCTCTTGTTTCACTTACCAATTCATTTTTAATTAATTGGAAGTGTCTCCAATCATGGACAGATTTTTTATCTAATCTTTTGATTGAAAGATAATCAATCATACCATGCCAACTTTTTTCATGTACTAGCCAATCAGCTTGGCTTCCACGAAAAATTCTAACTTCGTAAGTATCGTTTCTGTAAGCTTCACAATTATACATTTCATTGTAATATTGTTTTAGCTGTTGCCAAGTTAGGTTTAAACCAAACTTAGAACATTCAGTTCTACAATACTCAAATCTTTCCTTAATAGGTAAATCCCAAATAGGAAAGTGTGCTTTTACAAATGGAGTCATATTAATTTTCCTTTACGTAAGTTTTCCAATACTGACCCTTGATAAGCAACTTCTTAGTTTTAGTTTGATGATGCAATTCTAATATTTGCATTTGCAAACATTTATTAATTGCTCTTGAAATTCTGCCTGAGTTTACTTCAGGCATTTTTTCTTTAACCAAACCAATCATTACTCTACGACCAATACCTTTAACTCTTTTAGAATCGTTAGAATAATTTTCTTGAAGCAACTTTACTACTTCAGGATAGACAACAGAAAAAGAATTACGAGAATCTTTTTTGTATCTATTAGCAAAAGCTAAGAACCAACTATCCCAACCCTGAGGGTCGGCAGTCCAACATGGTGCATTTTCTTCACCAGTATATTTTATTTTGTTTGTCATTTTCCTTCCTTTTGTTTTGGGTGGCTTTTACACCACCCAGTTAGTTTAATTATTTGCTAAATTTATTGCATAATTTTTACAATCTTCAAAAGCAAAAGAAGATTTGATTAAATTATATTCTGTATCAAAAATTTGCCAAACATCATATTTTGTTCCATTTGCAATTTTTTTAGTTTCCATTTTTACTATATGATAATGTATGTTTCCTTTAACAAGGATTTTATAATTACCACTGTTGTATTTTTTTATTGTCATATTTTCCCTTTTTGTTTTTATCATATAGAAACAATATAAATATATAAATCAATATTTCAAGCTTATAAGTTATTATCTACAAAGATATATGCTTTTAATATCAATGACTTATTTAACATAATCTGTTGCTATTTTGTTCCTCTATTGATAATACTACTAATTGTGTGGTAGTGCCTTCCCTACCACACGTAAAACTATGGAGAATCAATGCCATTAATTAAAGGATATTCCAAAAAATCAATAGCCAAAAATATTCGTACAGAATTAAAATCTGGCAAATCAAGAAGCCGATCAGTTGCTATTGCTTTATCGGTTGCAAGAAAAGCCAAGAAAAAAAGATAGTGCAAATTCCGAAGGCAAACATAATCAATTCAGAAAAACATAGAAGGTTCGTAGCATCATTTCCTTGTGTAGTTTGTGGAAACAATACTCAGGTTCAATGCTGTCATATAAGATCAATCCCAAAAGTAGGTAATGTAGGCAAAGGAGTTAGAGATGATGCTTATTGTATTCCAATGTGTTTTACTTGCCATAACTTACAACATGAAATAGGCGAGTTAGAGTTCTTTAATAAATTTAATATAAATCCTATATTGATTTCTATGAGATTATCTACTATATCTCCTTGTAAGAAAATTAATCAACTAAAAAGCATAGGAAGGTACAATGCACAACTCAACTACCGAGAACATTACAGAATCAACAAAAAAGATTCTTTGCGATAAGAAACTATACAAAGATATTAACTTCTTTGCAGTCCCACATAATAAAGTTTTACTAGCAGTAATTAGATCAATCACTAAAAAGTCTTTTGCACAGATTGGCAAAGATTATAAAAAGTCTTGGTTTAGCATTTACGCATCAGTAAAAGATTGTCAAAAAAATGGACTAAGATCATTCACCAATAAAGTGATAGATCTTGTAAGGGAAGATTTAAAATGAATGATGGTTGGATAGCTTTACATAGGAAGATATTTAATTCTAAAGATTTTAACAATCAACTTGAAGTAGCTGTATTTATTTATTTGGTGGCTATGGCTTCACATAAACCAGTCCAAGTAATTTATAGAAAAAAGAAGTTAAATTTAAATAGAGGTGAAATAGCTATTGCTTATAGGGACTTAGCAAAGAAATTTAAATTATCCACAAGAAATGTAATAACTGTTATTAAAAATTTAGTTAAGTCAGGTAACGTGAAACATAAACTGCACAAACGTTTAAGCATATTTAGCATTGTAAAATATAGCAAATATCAAGACATAGAGTCAAAACCGAAACAAGAATCGCCACACAGAACAACAACTATTACTAATATACTATATAGTAGTAATAAAAATGATATGAGTCTTAGCAGTATGACTGATAAACCTAAGAAAATTGCTATTCCTACCTTGCAAGACTTAAAGACCAAGATCATTGAAAAACCTAAAGAACTTAACGAATTTGAAATTATGCGTGGGAAACTTGATGCAGATGACTTTGAAAAATGGGTTCTACATAAACTAAACTCTTGATTTTATTATCTATTTAGTTCTTTAAAAATTATATATTTACATAACCTATAAATATCTTTATTCGGACTTAAAAACTAACTGGAGAAATAGTTATGAAAATAGAAAAGATAATAGCTAAACTTGAAAAGGCACAAGACAAGTTCAATACAGAACTAGATGCTTTGAGAGATATGTTAGAAGATCATCTTGAGGAGATGGAAGCAGATGAGACTTATGACGAGGATTCTGACGAAGATTCTGACGAAGATCAAGATTTCTCAGATGACGAAGATTTAGATTCTGACGAGGAATAAACTCAATTACAGATAAGCTGAAAAGCTGGAAGGTTATCAAACCTTAAATCAATGAACATTAATCAACTTAGTGGGAAACTATGTTACTTTTGCATATTTTCTTTATTTGTATTTTTTGTTTTTTCGCTTGGCGGATATTATCCGAATTTTAAAGCACAAGAAAAAATAAGACTAAAAACAATAGAAGAAATAAAACGTATTGGGTTTTACGAACCCAGAATAGACAACAGTTCTAATGAAAAATTTATCAATACTACAAAAAGATGTATTGAATATATAAACCTAGAACTAAAACACGATCAGCAAATTCCTACAATTCTTATACTTGCTCAGGCAATTATAGAATCTAATCATGGAACAAGTAGATTTGCTGTGGAAGGCAATAACCTTATGGGCATTAGAGTTTTTAATACGACAAATGGTATGCTTCCTTTAAAACAACCAGCATCAATAACTTGGAGAGTTAAAACTTACAAAACAAAATGTGCAAGTATTCGTGATTACATCAACATATTAAACAATAATAATTTTTATTCAAAATTTAGACAAACAAGACTTAGAACTAAAGACCCAATTAAACTTGCCGAAACATTAGAAAACTATTCTACTTCACAAACTTACCGAACTGAGATAGTTAGAATGATAACCAAAATAAAGGATAAAATATAATGCCAAAAGGTAAAGGAACGTATGGAAGCAAAGTAGGAAGACCTGCTAAAATGAAAAACAAAAAAAAGAAATAATGGCAGGAGAAACCACCTCTAGCAGTATTGGAGTTTTATACACTAATCGCAAAGCTAAAGGCACTTATAGAGTTTACAAACCTAAACCACTAAAGATGCCTAAAAAGAAAAAATGAAAAGAAGAAAAAAGAGTTCAGTTAATTTAGCTGGTAATTATACAAAACCTACCATGCGAAAAAAACTATTCTACTCAATAAAAAGTAGAGCAGTCGCTGGAACAAAAGCTGGTCAATGGTCAGCACGTAAAGCACAATTATTAGCTAAGACTTACAAAGCAAGAGGTGGTGGATATAGATGATTAAGAAATCACAAAGAGACTTGATGAATTGGACTCAACAAAAATGGAGAACCAAATCAGGCAAACCAAGTTCTAAGACTGGAGAACGATACCTTCCTGAACGTGCTATCAAAGCTTTGTCATCATCTCAATACGCACAAACAACACGTGCCAAAAGAATGGCAAAAAGAAAAGGCAAACAATTTTCTAAACAACCTAAAAAGATAGCCAAGATAGTATCAAGATACAGATGAAACAGATTATCTTTGGAAGTAGGATAGTTAAATTAAACTTCATAGAAAAAGAAGTTGCATCTAAGAAAAAGATATTTGGTGAGTTTGACTGCGACTCTAACACAATTACCCTAGATAAATCTTTAGACAATATTCAAATGTCTAACACAATAATCCATGAAATCTGCCACCTAATACATGACGAATACAAACTAGACTTACCAGCTAAAGCAGAAGAACTTATATGCAATTCAATAGCTAATGGAATCTGTCATACACTTTATCAAAACCAAGATTTATTAGACTTCCTTTACAAATCTCTTAAAAAAGATTAATAGAACATTTAACGAACATAGTCGGTTAATATGGAACTTATTAAAAAGAAGGTATCTGAACTTATTCCCTACATAAATAATAGTAGGACTCATAGCGAAGAACAAATAACTCAAATAGTATCTAGTATAAAAGAATTTGGATTTACAAACCCAATACTTATAGACAAAGACAATTCAATCATAGCTGGTCATGGAAGATTACAAGCAGTTAAAAGATTAGGATTAGAAGAAGTTCCTTGCATATTAATTTCTGGGCTAACAAAAACACAAATCAAAGCTTTAATCATAGCCGATAACCAATTAGCACTTAACGCAGGTTGGGACTTAGAAAAACTATCAGTAGAGATAGAAGGTTTAGAATATGAAAAGTTTGATATTAGTCTATTAGGATTTGAAGATAAGTTTTTGCAAGGGTTAAAAGCAGAAGGAGAAGGATTAATTGATGATGATGAAATTCCTGAAACAAAAGAAAACCCAAAAAATAAATTAGAAGATATTTGGATATTAGGAGAACATAGATTAATTTGTGGAGATTCAACAGATCAAAAATATTACAATTTGCTTTTAAAAGACAAAAAAGCTAATATGGTTTTTACTGACCCACCTTATGGTTTAAATTATGAATATAATAGTCATAAAGATATAGCAGGAAAAGAATATTTAGAATTTTGTGATAAATGGTTTCCTTTATTAAAAGAACATTCAAATTTTATATTTCTTACAGCTGGGTGGAAGTATAATAAATTTTGGTTAATGAAAGAACCTGATGATATATTTTATTGGATAAGCAGAAATAAACAATCAGGAGGCAAGTTATCTCATTTTAGAAAAATAGAACCTATTTTTTTATGGGGAAAAACTAAAAACAAATATGGTTTAGACTATTTTGATTATAATTCCGATAGATTAGACAAATTAAGAGAACATCATACTTGCCCTAAACCAGTTAAATTTGTAATTGATGCTTTATCTGCTTATGATGAAAATTCTATTATATTAGATGTTTTTCTTGGAAGCGGTACTACTATGATTGCTTGTGAAAAAACAAGAAAAATTTGTTATGGAATAGAAAAAGACCCCAAATATTGTGATTTAATAATAGATAGGTGGCAACAATTTACTGGAAAAGAAGCTATACATGAGCAATCAGGAAAAACCTACAATTCAATCTGAACCTAAAAAGGTAGGTAGACCAAAGGTTAATATAGACCCAGAACAAGTAGTAAGACTAGCTAGATTACATTGTACTATGCAAGAAATGGCAGATTTTTTTGGTTGTCATAGAGATACTTTACACAATAATTTTTCAGCAGAAATCACTAAAGGGAGAGCAGAAGGAAATATTAGTTTAAGACGTAAACAATGGCAAGTAGCAGTAGAGAAGGGAAACCCACTTTTATTGATTTGGCTTGGCAAACAAATGCTTGGTCAAGTAAATGAAAGACTAGATTCTGAATCAGATGCACCTTTACCTATTTATGATATAATAGAGGAACCAAAAGAAATATTAGAGGTTAAAAATGAGTAAATGTATATTCTGCCAAAAACCAATGATGAATAAATTAGAGCAACACGTTAAAGCTTGTTCTAAATGTATTGTGGATTTACTTTGTAAACGTCATAATTTAAAAGTT